CACTGAAAGACCTGAGCATGGCCTTTGTGAAAGGGCTGAAAGCGCCCAGGATATATTACTAAAGTCTTCATTACTTCCCTCTATAGGAATGTTAATCTATAGAGGTATTTAGTAAACTTTAACTCTCATATAGATTACGGACCATTGTAGATTTCGCAACAGAAATGACACTTTCAGCGAGTGCTTTCTTAGGCAAATACTTACTCACTTTGCCATCTTTTACCAGATATCCAACAGCTTCTACATCAGGATACATGGCCGCAACCTTGTATAGCATGTCCAGATTCTTCTCATGGTCATCCCACATACGAATACGATCCCACTTGCCAGAAGCGAGATACTTCTTTATGATAACTCCCTTATTGATATGTGCTGGTGAGCTTGGCTTGAGTTTAGCCAAGTTGCCAGAGCGTTCGACATAGACATGATCGATAGGAAAACCATGATCACGAAACGCCTCTAGAAACTCTTTGTGATCATCAAAGTCTGCACGGGCAGTAATGATGATAGAGTGTGAGTTTTCGGATTGATTCCATACAATCGTTTTAGCTCTGTTCAAAACATTTGCTATGGGCTTGAATGTATCACGAAAGATTTTACCAGAACGAAACTGAGAAAAGTCCAACTCTTCATCTTTACCGAGCTTATAGTTGTTATACTCGCCCGCTGCAAGAGACTTGATCACTTTACCATCTCTTTTGATATTTACTTTTGCGGATGTCTGACCTAAAGTATCATCGATGTCCCACACATTCAATGTGCGAATTTCGTTCTTGTGCTTCTTTTGATACACACTATATTTCATTTTAATATTTCACTTGTTCTTTTTAGGTTCAACTCTGAACGCCGCTTGTCTTCTTGCTCTGCTATCGGTGCCCGGCTTGTCTTTAGGATTTCTTTTACCTTTTCGACCTTTACCAGTTCTAATTTCCATTTTTAAACCATTGCTGTAAGGTGATCCTTCATTTTCACTATTCCACATTTTAGCTTCGCCTGTTTTTCCATTATATGAAAGCATATTATCTGCTGAGCCTGATGAATCTTTACCAAATTTAGCATGACCTGTTGCCGCTTCTCTTGCCACATGATGTTCCCATTCAGGATGATCGCGCCTCAATCTCTGTAGTGATGCATTTGCTTTCTTTGCATGTGACTTGTATTCTTCATCCGACTTTGCATTCGATGATGCTTTTTGCATCTTGGAAATAGCATCAACTTTCTTTTTTACAACATCTCTGACTTTTGGATGCAATCGATCTGCGGCTGCATGACCTAGTGATCTAAATTCTCCAGATTCGGCAGATGCGACTTGTGCATCATCTTTCTTAACAGAAATCGTATGCTTTTGTTTACCTTTTTTATCAAAGACTGCAATATCGGCTCTTGATGTAGAATTTTTACCGCCTAGAGAAGAATACTCAGGTCTTACTGTAGCTGCTGTGGCACCACTTCTCTTTACACTACCTCCAGTCCTAATGATTGATCTGACTGAACCATGTTTTTTAGATTTGTGGTTCATTAGTTGCTGCGCGGCATTGGCTGCTATTCTTGTACCAGTATCACGGTCATTATTACCAGTCATTAGATGCTTTTCAGCAAATTTCTTGATTCCTTCAGGATGCGATGTATAGTGGTCTCGCTCTTTTTTATTAGGGTGCGATTGCACTTTACTAAAGATATTTTCTATTTCTTTTTCATCAGCATTTGGATCTTTTCCTCTGCCGATAAGTTTTGCCATTTCGTTTAAGTATTGTTTAAATTCTAACATCATTTTGCCCAATTTTTTGTTGCGTTGAAGTTTGCTTGTGAAAATTCCAATCTATCTACAAGTTTAACTGCATTACCAATCTTATCAATAGCAACAAATCCTTCTGGTGCCGTGACTTTAAGTCCAGTAGAATCTGTTCTTAGATATGTTCCAACGGAATCTTGGACTTGCTGTAGTTTCTGCACAATCATATTTTTAGCACGAACCAGAAGATTTTGCAAGTCAAAAATCTTCTTTAGTTCATTTTTATTTGACTTGTAGAATTCCATAATGATCTTCTTTTCCATCTGGCGCTTTTGCTTTGTGTCAGCTTTCTTTGCTTCCAAAATGGACTTGTTTAACTTTTCCTCTACACTGGAAATAAGACCGGCAACATGAGTTGTTGTATTTGTGATCTCTTTACCTTCACGAACCTTCAGATTGTTCCACGCTTTGATGGTAATTTTGTATGTGTCGTTTGTTGCAATCTGATTCATTGTGCGAGGAGATATCGTTCTAAACAATGAACCGGCTTGTGATAGAATAGCGTTCAAAGTATCCGTCTCTTGCTTGGTAAATGTAGCAGTACCGGTGGCATCAACGAATGAAGCATCACGATACCAAACATTCTTTGATATTTTCATACCACCAATATCAGCACCAAACGATGCTTTCATATCGGCCATTGTATCACCATTATATGTTGTGTGCCAAACAATACCCATCTTCGCAGATTTTATGGATTTAGCGAGACCACTATCAGCAGGAACAGCATATACAATTGTGTTTGGTTGGAATGTAATGTAAGATTTGCCATCAATCTTTTCGTTCTTGATATCTGACGAAGTAAACATCATATCGCCTTGCATAACACCAGTGATGCCAAGTTCGGATAGATACTTCAAAGCAATCTTTAGCTTTACATTCAGGCCTTCGCCAGGATGATTCTTATCAATATCAGCATTAGTGTAATTGAGCTTTGCGTTTTGAGCAAATACTCCTTTCGTACCAACAAAGAACTTACCGTTCTCTGGATTGATACCAGCAAAGATAGCTGGGGCGCCATCCCACTTTGTTGTTAAATTCACTGACCTGCCAGTAGCGTGACCAGCAAGCATATCACGAAGAGACTGTAAAAAGGATATTGCACCTCTTGTTCCAGAAACTCCTCCATTGAGTACTTCGTCCTCCAAGTGTTCTAAGTGAAGGTTCTTACCTTCTTTTGATTCCGTTAAATAGTCTTGATAGTTGATCATTTAACTTCTATTACTCCACCTCTAGTCTGAATCAGTTTAATAGGATAAATACCTACTCTCGCTCCATCATATCTTTTTCCATCAAGTTCGAACCCTCTACCTGCTCTAAAGGTTGCTCCAAAAACTGGTGTATATCCTTCAGTAAAGTGAGATAAGTCTCCGGATATACTCATATGAGATGTAAAATCAAGCTCGTATGTATTTTCTTTTTTTGTTGGAATTAACTTTGGTAAACCTTGACCGATAACCTGCGTATGTTGTAACCCATAAGTTGCTCCATAATCTGGACCATATATTGACATGTTCTTTAACGTTGTATCTTTTACTTTCATAAACATAGGATTTTTTAATCCATCTTTAGGATCTATATTCTTTGCGACAGCCTTAAGAAATTTTTTTGTTTCAGGATGATTGTAAATTTTCTCGCCAGCTTTCTCAGTAAGTCCACCATACTGTTGAAAAGCTTCTGGACCGCCCTCTTTCTTATGCGAGATGAATATATTTTTGTTGCTCAATAAATGCTTCTTATCAACATATAAAATAATATCAGCTTTTGGATCAGCAGAGACTCCTGCTTGGCGTTTTATTTTTGTATCAACCTGTATAGCTCCCGATATTCCTTTATAGATTTTATTATCGCCTTTGATCTTAACATCAATTGGAATATTATTGTTTTGTGCTATATGTTTGTTAATCATATTCACAACTTCTGTCTCATATCCTGTAGGTGCAAAATTTGTTGGCTTTCTTATTGCATTTATGATGATGTAGCCATCTTTGCGATTTGCTATTACATGAGCATATTTTTTTGTGCCTATGTTAACAGCAATGTGGCTTTTCAGTTTTATTGAAGACCCTTTAGACAGCTCTATTATTGCAGCAAGTTTGTTTCCTGTCTTTTTCATAAGCTCAGTATCTTTTTCTAGCACAAGATTCAATTCTGTCCAATTTTTATTCCTGGCAACATATTTGTCCCAAGATGATTCGCCACTTGTACTTCTTCCACCTAAATCTGCCATAGAATCACTCCATTTTAAAGTATTTATCTACTCCATTTTCCGAGCGGGCATTGAGCAAAAGGTATGAAAGCTTTGTATTCCATAAAGCATCCGCACTCCTTGCAACGCTTCTGATCTTTATCATAGCGTTCACAGGAGTTACAGACTTCTAGTCGTTCTTCTTTGATTATTCTTCTTTGTTCAAATGGATTCATAATACAAAAGGGCACCCGAAGGTGCCCACTTTCTTATCGATAACATACACGCTTTTTTACGATCCGATATTCATCAAGGTTTGGATCATAAATCTTCTTCTTCTTATACACACAACGCACTGGTGCTGGTTCTACATACTCTTCATAGACCACGACAGGTGGTTGAGCATACACAACAGGCGGCGGCGGATAATATGGTCTATTGTTATTGCCAATAGCTTCACCGATAATTAAACCGCCAAGAGCACCACCTAAAATTCCAATAACTACGTTTTCGGAAGTATCGGCATGAGCAGGAATAGTACCTGCCAGTACTGCTACTGAAACTGCTGCCGCGACTAAAAACTTTTTCATGACTTCTTTCCCATTGTTGCTTTGATCATCCAAGCAAGTTTCATTTGAGCAGTAATGCGATCCTGAAGATAGTTGGAAAGACCATACATCTTCTGTTCTTCTGCCATTTCATACGCTTCAATAACTAGGTTGGAAAGATTCTCGTTGCAGGTCTGGAGATTGGCAATCATCTTTTCCGCAGTCGGAATCTTTTCATCCTCCATTATTATAGACAATTCTTTCATCCTTGTCAAGGTCTGAGGTGCAAAAGCGTCCAACTGACGGATGTGTTCCGCTAATGGATCAACTGCGCCATGGTAATCTTCATAGATGGTTGCGAAGAAATCATGTAGTTGTGGGAAATCGGAACCAATTACATTCCAGTGATATGACTGAGCTTTAAGTCCAGCAGCAAAGGTACTTGCTAATACCGCCTTCATCTTTTCTACTAATTCTTCCATTTTATTTCCTCTGAGTTATATCACTATTTATATGGCGGAAGGTGAGGGATTCGAACCCTCGGTACCGATTAAGGTACGTCTCGTTAGCAGTGAGGTGCCTTAGACCACTCGGCCAACCTTCCATTATTCTATTACACGTATATATGTATTCTCTTTGCCACTTTCATCTATTAGGCGATATAACCAACGAGCATTCTTTAGTTCAAGTCTAACACAACCGTGAGAGGCTGGTGATCCAAGACGCTCAACTTCACCAGTCGCATGAATGGCGTATCCTTCGTGGAAAAAGATTGACCAAGGCATCGGCGCATTATCATACTTCTTGCTATAGTGGAGTCTCTTAAGTAGATACGGACGATATTCTCCAGACGGCGTATTGTATCCTTTTCGACCCGTAGAAATTGGCCATTCATATGTATCGGTTAAAGTTTCAACATACATTGTTTGATCCGACTTATCAATCGTAATGAATACTTCCGCTTTAGCTCCGACAACCAACATAAAGATTGCGAAGATAACAACACAAATCATAACGAAAAATCTTGCCATTT